GCTGGTGATGCTGGAGCCGCTCGCCAGGGCTGCGGCCTCATATTCATCGAACACCGCCTTCACCGGCTGCATGAAGGTGTTGCGGTTCACAAAGCGCCCGCTGGCCACCAGGGCCGCCGCTACGCTGTTAACTTCGCTCATGGGTCTTTTCCTCCCTTCGTTGGTAGCTCAGGCTTCCCGCCCGTCCTTTTAGGTGGCCTCGTAGCACTGGATCTCGAAGACGTCGGTCTCCGCCAGCCGGGTGCAGCCGAAATCCATGGTGCCCACCAGCTGCTTCAGGTTGATCTTGTCGTAGCGGGGCTGAATCTCGCCCTCATATTCCTGGTTCAGGCCCAGCCCCACGCCCTCTTTGCACCAGGCCATGCAGGAGCGGATATTGTCGGTCTTGGGCAGGTTGTTGGCCATCCGGGTCTGGAAGCCCCAGAACATCTCGTTCTGCACCTTGCCGGTGCGCAGCAGCCGCAGGGCCTCCTCGTCCGGCCCGGTGACGTCCGGGTCTTCCAGCAGGTTGGTGACCTGCTTGGGGCCGAGCCACAGGACCTTCTCCGAATTGGCCCGCTCGTTCAGGTTGAAGCGCTCCAGGGCCAGGATCAGCTTGCTGGCCGTCATCCCCACCGTGTCGCTCTCCACGATCTTCTGCTGGTTGGCCCCTTCGGTGGGATAATCGGCCAGGGCGATGGTGCTCTCGGTCAGCAGGTCCGTGGCCGCGGTGATCGAGGTGCCGATGGCCGCCAGGAAGGCCGTCTTCTGCAGGAAACGCTCGAAGGTGGCCTTCAGCGCCAGCATGTACGGATTGGTCGGATCGGCGATCACCCGGGCCACTGCCGCCTTGGGCACCGGCACCCCCTTGACGTAGGGGTAGGCGATCACCACCCGGCGGGAATGGGGCATTTCATCCAGGTTCAGGTCCTGCACCAGGGCCACCTGCTGCTCCGGCTCCCCGGCTACCCCGACATAGTCCATGTACTTCTTGAGTTTGATGTCGGTTTCCACCGTCACCCAGGAGCGGATCTCGGTCTCCAGTTGCTGGGCGACGAGGCGGAAATTATCGGCAAACTGCTGTTGCATTGCCGTGGTGATTTGATCGGGCATGTGAGCGAACCTCCGAAAAATTGGTAGCGCAGGCCTGGCCTGTGCCTTTCTCGGCTTGTCCGCTCGAAGGCGGGACCGGTAATGCTTAACTGCTCATTTACCGGACCTCGAAATGAGGTTGTCCGTGGTGGTCTTGCTTGGTGCCGGGCGCCGGGGCCTTTTTCAGGTTGTCCCGGCGCCCCGTCCTTTATTCGGCTGCCTGGTTCGGGTGCAGCTTGGCGTACAGCTCGCTGGCTTCCTTCACCAGGGCCTGATGCTCCGGGGTGCCGGCGTGCTTTTTGTCCCAATACACCGGGTTCATCTGGATCTCCTTCAGCCGGGCCTCCAGGTTCTGTGCCGCGGCGTCGTCCCGGCCGTACAGCCCGTGTTCGGCCATGCCCTGGCCGATCTTCGCCAGGAAGCGAATCAGGGCCGGATCATTCCAGACCGGGTCTTTGCGGGCCAGGGATTCCTTGACGAACTGGTCGCCGAATTGCCGGATCACCCCATTGGCCCGGTCCAGGTTGGCCTCGTACTGGTCGCCCCATTCGGTGCGCAGGTCCTTTTCGGTCTTGACCCTGGCCGTTTCGATGGCCTGATTCTGCTTGGCGAAGAATTCGCCGGCCGCCTTCAGGTACTTCCCGAAGATCCCTTTGGCCTGGCCGGGATTCAAGCCGGCCTCGTGAGCCCAATTACCGAAACCTTTGAGGAGTTCCGGCGAGACCATCTCCGGCGGAAATTCCTGGGGCAGCTCCAGGGCGTAGCCCTCCGGGCTGTCCGGCCGCCCCAGGGCCTTGTAGAACTCCGCCACCTTCTCCGGCGGGTCGTTCTCCTGGGGCAGGATCACGCCCTTGCGGCCGATCAGTTCCCGGGCGTTGGCATGGTTCTTCACCAGGGTGGCGAGGTCGGGGATGCTGGCCCAGTACTCGTTCTCCCGCTCCGCCTCCGGGATATAATGATGAAAATCCTCCCCTCCCGGACTCTGTCCCTCCGGGACAAAGACGTAGTTGCCATTGACCCCTTCCACTACGCCCGGTCCGGCTGCGCCTTGCTCGTCCATAAAAACTCCTATTTGAAATTGACCCGGCCCTGCCTGGCGCCAATGGCCTCCATTTTTTCCAGCACGTAGCGGCCGACTTCCCGCATCCCCATAAACTTGCCGAGGGCTACCGGGTCATTGGTGCCCACCTGGGCGAAAAACCCGGTCTGCGCCAGGAGATCGTTCAGCACCAGCTCTCCGTAAGGCCCCCGGAACACCGTCTGGTAGGCCAGCCGCAGTTCGGCTTCGGTCTTCTTCGCCTGCTCAATTTCTGGCCTCCTGGGGTCCTCACGCCGGCTCATTTTTCGCCTTTCTGGCCTTCTCTTTCAGCAGCGCCGCCAGCAGCAGGTACTGCCGCCCGGCCTCGTTCAGCTTGCACCAGTTCTCGAAGGGCGGCATTTTGCCCTTGCCGATGGCCGCTTGACAAATCTCCAGGTTGCTCATTGCACCAGCCCCGCGCCCCGCTGCATCCCCTGGTTGATCTGCGCCATGGGCGAGCCCGGCTCCGGCCCCTGGTTCAGGGCCGGCATCGCCTTGGCCGCCTCCAGGGCCGCCGCCGCCATTTGCTGCTGCCGGGCCTGCTCCGCCCGCGCCTGGCGGATGGCTTCCACCTGCTTGGCGTCTTTCACCAGCTTCATGGACAGGCCCTTGATCTCGGCAAATTCCCGGCCCATCTCGTCGAAATCGTAGATATCCAGGATGGGCGGATAAATCTGGGCCACGTTGCCGGCGTAGCCGGTGACCTCCTGGATGCCCTGGGCCTCGCTGGCCCGCTGCGACTTGGCCAGGGGCGAATCGTACAGCACCTTCAGGCCGCCGCCCGCCTGCCGCAGTTCCGGCGGCGGCTCCGGGATCAGCCCCTGGTCCCAGAGGATGTTGAACACCCGGTCGAAGATCGGGTTGTAGCGCTCCGTGGTCAGCCGGCCGACGTACGGCCCCAGCAGCCGCATCTTTTCCTGCACCAGCTGCATGAACTCGGTGGCGGTCATCTCCTTCTGCATCGCCATCAGGAAGAGATCGTTGTGGAAAATCAGGCTGATCTGCTCCCGGCTGTCCTGGATCTCGGCGATCTCGTACAGCGGCCCTTCCGGGCCGGGAAACTTGCCGATCCGGTCCTGCATCGACCCCTCGGCGTTGATGAAGTTGATGCCGTTCCGGGTCAGTTTGATGGGCATGGCGATATAGCCGTCATTGGGCAGCAGCAGGGCCGGAAACAGCCGCCGCTCCCCGGCCAGCAGGGTGTCGCTCTTCTTCTGGTGCAATTCCTTGGCGAACGGCAGGGCCGTGGCCCCCGGCCCCCGGCCGTAGACCTCGCCGAAAGCGACGCTGTGCCGGCTCACCCAGTAGGGGAATTCCCGGAAGCCGCCCTCTTCCAACAGGTGGTCGTTGTCCTTCTCGAGATAAAGCGACTCATAGGGCAGGTTGCGGCTGTCCCGCTGGCCATAAATCCGGTCGGCCCGGGGCTGCACCGCGTGGACCACTGTCACCATGGTATCCGGCTTGTTGGTCTCCAGGTAGCCTTGCACCTTGGGGCTCACCCGCTCCAGCCCGAACTTCTGCACCAGCTTCCGGGCCGGCCAGTCGAACTGGCGGTACAGGGTGTCCCGCTGGCCGTACTGATCCTCGGCCACGAAACACTGCCCCAGGTTCAGGGTCTCGAAATAGACCCGCCACTTCGGGTGCTCGCCGATGAAGCCGCAGGACATCCCGAAGGCCCCTTCATCCAGGTAGGCCTCATGGTCGGCGGCGTAGAAATTGCTCTTGGCGAAGACGAAATAGAACAGTCGCTCGACGTACTCCAGCCAGCCCTTCACCTCGCGGCTGCGCTCCAGGTCCTCGTCCTCCGGCTTCACCTTGAACCACTTCAGGGCCTCATTCACCATCCACGAGGCCATGCCGTTGGCGAACATCCGCCAGCAGTGCTCCGGCGAGCCGTCGTAGATATTCTGCATTTTCTTGGCCCCGACCGGGGTCATGTTGCGGAAATTCTGGCGGCAGGGGGCGATGTTGTCGATGATCTCCTGGCAGTGCTGCTCGTAGACGAACCGCCGGTTCTCCAACTCCGTCAAGCGCTGCTTGATCTCGGTGATTCTGCTCATGCCCTCATTCCCCCAGCAGGATCCGGCGCTGCACCGGGGCCGCCGTCCGGTTGGTCTCATCGCTGCTCAGGATGGTGGAGGCCCGGCCCCGGGCCAGCCGCATGGCCTCGGCCTGGCGCTGCTCGGCCGCCTGGACCTCGGCGGAATTGTCCGTGGGCGGCGGCGGCGCCGGGGCCGGCGGCGGCGGCGGCGTGTACGACGGCTGTGACGGGAAGAGAAATCCCATGCTTCCCCCTTTAGGCCGCCAAGGCTTTCTGCGGCTCTTTTGGCCTTTCTAATCCCTGACCCCTGGCCCCTGATCCCTGCATTTTCCTACCTCCAATTGGCCGGCACGCGGTCGTATTGCACCTGCGGCCCCTTGCGGTTAAAACTCATCGGCTCGCGCAGCACCATCTCGGCCACCGCATAGCCCAGGGCGGCCGCCGCCGGATACCGGCTCGCCGGCTGCCGCATCTCCTCCGGATTCAAGGCCCCGATGGCCGCCGCCAGGCTGCTGCCTTCCCCGAACTTCAACAGCTTGCGGTTCTTATGGCTCACCGCCGCCAGCAGCTGGTACAGGGTGAGCAGCGCTCCCCCCGGCTCGCTGTAGGGCGCCGGGCTCAGCCACAGGCGCTTCCCTTCGGCCAGCTCCCGGTTCAGCTGCTTGAAGATCCGCAGCGCCGCCTCCTGATGCAGGTCCGCCAGCCAGCGGTCCGCCGCCCATAAATGCCGGAGCTCGAGGCAGCCCCGGTGCAGGCCCTCCAGGCTGTCGTCCTGGCGCTCGGCCAGGACCTCCAGCGGCCGGCCCTTGAGGGCTTCATTGCTGATGATATTTTCCCCGAGGACCACCAGGAAGCCCGGCTGGCCCGGCTGCGGCCAGCCCAGGGCGCCGACGATCCGCCGGTACACCGCGCCCCCGCCCTCATCCTTAAAGACCGTCTCGCCCCGGAGGTTTTTCAGCCGCTTGATCATGACAAATCCAGCCCCGCAAACGGCGAATTCTTCATCACCGGCTCGATTGCATACCGCAGCCCGTCCCAGCAGTGGTTATGGGCGTCCACGATCACCGGCAGGATATCGCCGGTCAGCTCATCCACTTTGTACTTATAGTTTTCGGCCTCACTCTTGAAATTCCGGGAGTCGCTGTGGAGGATAATCTTGCGGAAACTGCGCAGAAAGCGGATGCCCTCTTCGACGCTGTTCCGGCCCTTGACGCTGGCCACCGTGTTCAGCCCCTGCCGCTTCAGATAGCTGATGGTCTCCGGCCGGGAATTGTCCATGCGGATTATCTGGCTGTCGGCCCCGGCAAACGCCGCTGGCATTTGGTCGATATCCAGGCCGATCTCATAGACCAGCTCCTCGCAGTACAGGTCCCGCAGCCCCCCCTCTGCCTCCGCCACCCAGGCCCGCACCAGCGTCGTCGGGTCCTGGGCGAACCCCAGGTCACTTCCCAGATAAGGGCCGTGCCACTCCGGCTGCGGCTCGAAATACTGCACCGCCCATTTGCCCCGGAAGATTTCCGCCACCGAATGCTCCTCGCACTCGCCTTCCCAGATGTGCCGGTAGGCATCCATATCGGTGGCCCGGCAATGCTCCATCAATTTCCGCAGCTTTTCGGGAAAATAGGGGTTGTCCCGCCAATTGACCTTGATCGCCAGGGTGCCGGGCAGCAGCTCGGTGACAAACATCTTGTAGGTTGGGTCGGTCTTTTTCTTGGGGTTGAAACCGATCAGGGTTTCCGACCCTTCCTCCCGGATGGTGGGCAAGAGGATATTCCAGGAGGCCTGGCTGATGTTCTCGGCCTCCTCCACCCAGCAGATGGTCACGCCCTCAGCGCTTTTGACCTTGCGGGGGTCGTTGCGCAGGCCGATGAAGAAAAATTCGCTGCCGTTCTCCCCGGTGATGCCCCGGTCGGTGATCCGGTAGAAATCGCTCAGTCCCAGGAGTTCAATCTGCCGGCACAGCAGGTAGTGGACTGACTCTTTGATCGAGGACTGATACTCCCGGGCGCACATGATGCGCTCCCGTTTTTTCGTGCCCCGCAGCAGGCAGTAGCGGGCGAAGCTCCAGGAGCGGGAGCCGCCCCGCCCGCCATAGAGCGCCTTATACGGCGCCGGAGCCAGAATGGGCCGGACCTTCTCCGGCAGCCCCAGGTCGTCCCAGGTCTCGGCGAATCTTTTGGTTTCCGCCGGCAGGCCCTCAAGCCCAGCCATCAGGCCCGAATAAAAGGCCTGAGCTGGTGAGCCCGCCAAGCCGGTGGATAATCCGGGACTTGCACTCAGCACTTTCCGCTCCGATTTCCTGCAGGATGATCTGCTGCACCTGGGCGAGGCGCTTCGCCTCCAGGAGCTCCGCCGCCGCCTTCACCATCAGTTCGAGTTGCTTGCGGCCTTCCGCCACGTACTTGATGTGCCGGTCCAGGACCTCCAGGTCCACGACCGCCAGCTTCTCCAGCCTGGCAATAATAGGCGTAAGCGGCGTTTTGTCCCCGTCCCCGTATAATTCCCGCTCCCAGCCTTTCAACTCGGCGATGATCTCCGCCGCTTCCTGCTGCGGCCGGCTGGCCAGGACCCCTTCCAGCCGGTCGATCCAGCGGTGCACCGCCTGGTTGATCTTGAGTAACTGCGCCTGGGCGTCGATCTGCCCCTGGGCCAGCTCCTTCCCCTGGTGCAGCAGCGCCGCTTTCGACGCCGCCAGGTTGAGCCGTTTTTCCCGCTCGCATAAAGTCGACTTGCTCACCCCGAACCGGGCGCAGATTTCCTGCCGCGTCAGCCCTGCCTTGATGGCCTCCGCCAGCTCCAAATCTGAGAATTTCCGGCTGCGCCCCATTTATTGCCTGCAATTCCCGAACTCCTTTTCTCCGTTCGGCTGCGGTTCGGTTATTTCCGCCCATTTTTCCATATTTCCAAATTTAATTCAAGGGCAGGTTTGGTACGGTTTGGTACGGTTTGGTACACAAAGTTTATTCAGCCTCATTTTTTTCCGGCTGCACCTTGTGCCGCTCGATGAACCGCTCGATGGACTCCACTGAGATGCGCATCCCCTGGCTGCCGACGCCCTTGATCACCTCGAATTCGCCCCGGCGCACCAGCTCATAAACCGTATTTCGGCTATAGCAGAAGTAGCTTCGCACCTTCCTGAGCGGCCACCAGCCCTTGCCCATCGCCGCCCCCTCAGATTACCAATCTTTTCCACATTTCAAGCCTCCTTTAAATTGGAAAATTCCTTTGCCTGCCCGGCTGCGGCCCGCCCCCCGGGTGAAAATGCTCCCGGTCGGCCTGCCGCGCTCGTTAATTCATGGCCAGGGAAGGACCCGCTGAACGTAACCAACGTAACCCAACATAACCAAGAGGTGGTTATGTGGAAAGCCTCATGGTTATCACTTAATATATGGATGTAACCAAATAACCACTTTTTTACTAGAGAGACCTATACGTATTCTCACTGGCGAGTATCCTTTATGCTCAGGGCGTTAATGATATAATTGCCCTCTCTCTAGGAAAAAAGTGGTTATTTGGTTATACGTGCCTATGAGTCAGTACTGGCGCAGGTTTTCACATA